CCACTTTGTTATAACGACAAAGCAAAATTTGGCGATACGCCGTGGTGTGAAGAAAAGCAGTGGGTCCTTATCGGACGCTATGCTGGCGCCCGGTTTAAGCTAGAAGATGGCGCGGAAGTGCGCATTATTAATGATGACGAGATCATCGGCACAATCCTTAACCCTGACGATATAGTGAGCTACCTATGACAGTTGAAAATGCAAATCAGGCTCCTGAAGAGGAGATCACCATCGAAATCACTGAGGACGCCGCACAAGGCGGTGAGCCAGAAGGTGATGAGCTTGAGCGCTATACCAAATCGGTTTCTAAGCGCATCAACAAATTAAATGCCAAGACTCGTGAAGCNGAGNNACGNGCACAGCAATACGAGGCCATGTTGGCGCAACAGCAAAACGAGTTGGCCCAGTATCGACAAATTGCTGTTCAAAGCCAGCAAACCTCTCTTCAGGCAGAAGAAGACAAGCTGAAGGCGCAAGAACAGGCAGTAGAGGACATTTACAAAAAGGCGGTTCAAAGCCAAGACGCTGACCTCATGTCCAAGGCCGATTCGTTGAAAAATGACATTGCGATCAAGAAGGAGAAGCTTCGAGTCGCAAAAAGCCGCCAGCAACCGCAAGAAAATTATCAACCGATGGAGCAAATGGCCCCCCAACAACAGGGGCAACCTTTGGAGCTTCAGTCGCAACAAATGGAAGAGCCACAACCTACTGAGGAAGCCCTTTCGTGGCACGAAAAAAACCCTTGGTATGGTGATGGCGACAATGAGGAGCATTTAGAGGCTACTCAGTTTGCGTATTTTACCCATTACAACCTTATAAACGAAGGTTTTGAACCGGATTCGGATGAATACTACGATGCACTAGATAATCGTGTTTCAAGGGTTTATCCTAATCTCAGCAAAAGTGTCGGCAACGACACGGATGCGGCCGAAAAAACAGGACGACAACCCGCCGTGCAAAGAGTTGCGTCCGCCCAACCAAGTGGTCGGCCACAAACACGAGGCAGAAAGAACGGTGTTCAGTTCACTTCTAGTGAGTTAGAGCGATTGCGTGGTCTCAAACCACACAACATGACCGAGGAAGCTTGGCTCAAGGCTGTGGCAAAAGAGAAACAGAAAGTAGCTCAAAGAGAGGCAAGGTAATGGCAGAACAAAAGAACCCCCGTTCTTCGCGTGAAAGCGGAGCGCACGATAATCAGGCTCGGCGAAAAGTATGGCGTCCAGTGCGAAAGTTAGAGACTCCACCTGCTCCTCCCGGTTACGTTTACCGATGGATCAGAGAGTCAATGTTAGGACAGGAAGACCGGGCTAATGTCTCGCGTCGTATTCGTGAAGGATGGGAACTGGTTCGTGGAACCGACCTTCCTCCCGAGTTTGAACTCCCTACCATGGATAACGGTCGACACGAAGGCGTCGTATATAACGAGGGCTTACTGTTGGCAAAGATACCCGAGGAGATGGTTGAACAGCGTACAGCTTATTACGCTGATAAGGCCGAAACAGCCAAGGACGCATTGGACAACAATATGTTCAATGAGACTAGGCAAGATTCTCGATACGTTTCATACGATCCTAGCCGCAGTAGCCGTGTAACCTTTGGCAAGCAATAGGAGATTGATCCATGGCTAATAAAGACGCCGCTTTTGGACTTCGTCCTGCCCACATGATGGGTGGAGCTCCCTACTCGGGTGGCCAATCACGTTACCGTATCGCCAATAACCAGTCAGGTGCTATTTTCCAAGGTGACTTGGTCAAGCAATTGACTGGCGGTACTGTATCTCGTGCGGCCGCTTCTTCTACCGTTCCTGTCGTTGGCGTGTTCAACGGCTGTCGGTATACGGACCCCACTACATCTGAGCAGGTTTTTTCTAACTACTACCCCGGCTCTGTTGCCGCTGACGACATCATTGCGTTCATCGTAGATGATCCAAATGTTGTCTTCGAGGTGCAGGCTGACGACACGTTCCCAGTTGCTGACTTGTTCGGTAACTTTGACATTGTTGATCAGTCGACCACTGGCGACACTCGCTCTGGCCGATCGAACATGGAGCTTGACGTAACGACTGGTGCTACCACCACAACGTTGCCGCTCAAGGCCATAGACATCAGTCAAGACCCCGACAACGATGACGTAGCAAACGCTAACACTAACGTGATGGTGGTTATCCAAAACCACATCGCAGGTGTTAAGTCTGCTGGTCTAGCATAAGGAGGCTAATTAGATGGCTATTTCACGCGCACAATTAGCGAAGGAGCTTGAACCCGGCCTCAACGCCCTGTTCGGGATGTCCTACGACACTTACGACCGTGAGTACGAGGAGATCTTCTCAATTGAAGACTCACAACGTGCTTTTGAAGAGGAAGTTCTGATTACTGGTTTTGGCAGTGCACCTGTCAAGACTGAAGGTCAGGGCGTGTCCTTCGACACTGCAACTGAAGGCTTCACGGCTCGTTACACACACGACACCATCGCGTTGGCGTTTTCGCTAACTGACGAAGCTGTCGAAGATAACCTGTATGACTCATTGGGTCGTCGTTACGTTAAGGCATTGGCTCGCTCAATGGCTAACACCAAAGAAGTGAAGGGTGCGGACGTTCTGAACAACGCATTCAACACAAGCTTCGCTGGTGGTGACGGTCAACCCTTGATCGCTACAGCACACCCATTGGCAGGTGGCGGCACTCTAGCAAACCGCGCAACTACCATGTCTGACCTTAACGAAACCTCTTTGGAAGACGCGCTGATTGATATCAGCACTTTCACTGACGATCGTGGTCTGACTATCTCGGTACAAGCGACCAAGCTGGTAATTCCACCTCAGTTGACGTTCGTCGCTGACCGTATCCTCAACTCGCAACAGCGTGTTGGTACGGCTGACAACGACATCAACGCCATCCGCAACACTGGTGTATTGCCCGGTGGTTACACGGTAAACCATTACCTGACTGACCCTGACGCATTCTTCATCCTCACGTCTGTCACCGAAGCCGGTGAGGGCCTGAAGATGTTCCAGCGTACTGCGATGGAAACGTCTATGGAGCCAGACTTCAGCACAGGCAACATTCGATACAAGGCGCGTGAGCGTTATTCATTCGGATTTTCTGACTGGAGAGGTATCTACGGATCACAAGGTGCATAACCTTTTGGTGTGAGACCATGGGGGCCACTGGCCCCCTTTTTTTTGCCCGAAAGTAAGTCTATGATGACAGGGTCTTTCTGACAGTTTTAACTGACACTTGCCAAGACAGGAGACTCAAATGGCTACTACTACTTTTTCAGGCCCCATTAAGGCCGGAACAATCAAAGACACTACTGGCACTACAGTAGGAACCGACAAGGCTAATGTTGGCTTTGTTAAGATGGCTCAGACTGCAAGCTGGACTCAGTCCACTACAGCGGCTGACACAGGAATCGTGGTTCCTGCAAACAGCCAAATCACTGAGATTATTGTTTACATCACTACTGCGTGTGATGCCGCAAACATTTCTATGGGTACTTCGTCGACTTCCACCGAGCTATTCACAGCTTTGGCGGCAGGCACAGCGGCTAATGTAATCCACCATGGAGCAGACGGCACGATTACCGACGCAGATACTTGGGTTGATATAGGCACTTCAGACGTCGCTATTTTTATCGACTTCTCTGCTGGATCTAGCGGTGCTGGTTATGTAACTGTTGAGTACATTCAGAACATTAACAACGCTTAATGATTCTGAGCCCCTCGGGTAGCTCCGGCTCCCGAGGGATTTAACCGCGAGGGTTTAATAATGGCAGATACGGTCACATCACAAACCATTCAAGACGGTGAGCGTAAAGCCGTTTTGAAGTTTACAAACATCTCTGACGGCACTGGTGAGTCGGCGGTCACAAAAGTGGACGTTAGCGCTATGACCAAAAACACCCGTGGAGAGTCTTGCACCGAGGTCGCTGTTGCCAAAATTTGGTGGCAGTGTGTAGGAATGGGCGTTGAGTTGCTCAACGACGCATCTACGGACACCTTGATTATTGGGCTATCGCCCGACTCTAATGGTATGCACGATTATTCGTCGTTCAGCGCCATACCCAATGATGCTGGCTCGGGCAAGACCGGAGACATTAAGTTCACCACTATTGGTGCTTCATCAGGCGACACTTATACAGTGATCTTGGAGTTGCTGAAGACCTATGGCTGATACCAAGGACGTCAAGCGATCTGAAAGTGGACGGCTTTCCTACCGTGGTGAGTCGTTTCCCGGTTATAACCAGCCTGTGCGTACCAGTGGCGGACCTAAAAAATTTAAGGTTTTAGCCAAAAAAGGCGATCAGGTGAAGTTGGTCCGCTTTGGCGACTCAAACATGACCATAAAGAAAAGCAATCCAGAACGACGTAAGAGCTTCCGCGCTCGCCACAATTGCGATGCGGTAGAGAAGAAAAAGGACGTATTCACGGCTTCATATTGGTCGTGCAAGAATTGGTGATGATATGAAAATGCTACCGCCCAACAAAGATCGTTATCAAAGCCCACCGATCATGCGGATACCCGGAATGCCTTCTGGACCGTTTACACCCGGTCAGGGCGGAATGTCACCGGGACAAGTACCACTTGGCCCTAGACCTCGCACAGGCGGCGATACGCCCGTCGATAGCACTGTCCGCACCATGGAGTTTATTGATAACAATCAGAACGGCATTGACGATCGTGATGAAAAAGCGCCTCGTGGCGACCCAATACTACAGCCCATAAAGCAAGCGCCTATTCGCACCACCGTAATGCCACCGCCCTCGGATTATGGCAGTGTTGATTTGTTTGGCGCTCCCGGCGCTGGCTCTTACGACAACCTTATGTCTCGGGCTTTCCAAGAATATAGCTCTGGTGAAAGCCCTTATGCAGGCGCGGCTGATTTTTTGATGAATCGCTCGGTATTTGATNGAGGCGAAAGGCCAGAGAGCTCCATGCCGTCAACGGATATGTCGCCATCGTATGGCTACAGTGACCCCGGCGGTATGGGCGGTATGGCGCAGTTGCAGGCTCAACAGCCTGCGTTACAGGCACAATACGACCAGTTTGCGCAACAGATTCAGTCGGCTCAAGAAGCCGCGCAACAAGCGGCACAAGAAGCGGCCGCTAGACAGCAAGAGCAAACCGACCTCGCAACGTCTGAGCGACAGGCGCTCATGGACCGGATTGCGGCCTTAGAGGGTCGAGAAGAGCCGGATCTCGATGCGTTTGGCCAACAATTACGCCAAGACATCCTTGGTGAGGTTGACCTCGATGCGTTGCGAAGAGAAATCACTGGCGAAGTGTTGCAGATAGCTCAAGCAGATTTTCCTGACGTCATGCAGATTCGTGATGAAGTCATGTCTCTTTTACCCGAGCAGGAGCAAATTGATGTTGAAAACCTTCGCCGACAGATTCAAGAGGCTATCGATGCTGGAGCGCCTGAAGAAGAGATTGTTGCGCTTCGCACGGAGCTTCAAAACCGCATTCGACCGGTTGAAGAGCAGTTGGCAGGCCTTCAAGATGAGCGTGGCGACATCGCTCAGCAGATTGGCGAGCTTCAAGGCCAGTTCGGTTCGCTACCTGACATCGATGTGGACGCGATCCGTGAACAAATTATGCGAAATCTTCCTGAGCAGGAGCGCATTGATATTGAAGCGTTGCAGAGACGCATACAAGAAAGCATTGATGCAGGTGCGCCGGAAGAAGAAATAGCAGGTCTCCGCTTGGAGCTTGAGCAACGACTTGCACCCGTAGAAGAGCGTGTTGGTAGCATTCGTGACCAAGTAGCTCAGTTCCGAGAAAACTTTGACCCTGCCGCTTTGCGTGAGCAAATCGGCAACATTAGAGGGCGCTTAGAGGGGCTTCCGAACTTTGATATCGACGAAATCCGTCGACGGGTTCA